ACCAGCCTGCAAGATTCGCAACACAAAACCCGCGGGAAAGTATTCCTCGAATTTGACCAGGTGCGCGGGTGTAACCAACGTGCTGAACAGGTGCACAATCTCTGGAATCGTGCCCGACGACCGGTTCAGATAGATGCGGGCGCGTATCCAGATGCGGTAGAGGTCATCCTCGCGACCATCTCGAGGCTGGCCTACGATTGTGCCCAGGAGGTCAAGCTGCGCTTTCTCAGCATCATCGATAGACCGAGACTGGTTGACAGCGTAAATCTCGTCTTCCAGTTCCTGGACTGCAACAGCCAAGGCCCGAACGAACTTTTGCCAATTCGGCTTGTTGCGAAATACTTGAATCAGCCGAGCAATAGCCTTGTCCGCGTGGTCATCTATCTTTGTGTATGGCATGGCTAGCTCACGTCCACATCGATGTTGACCGTCTCGAGTGTAGCGATTTCTCGCGCAGCAATGACGAGGTTGGCACTAGAGCTAGGCCCGGGCGCAAAGCTGATTTTGATGGATGTTACATCAACCACGCCCGAGATGCTGAAGACTGGACCATAGAGCTGAGACGTAATGACATCGTCGCCCATCTGGTAGCCGTCACCAAGTTCCTCCAAAAGACCAACCGAGAAGTTGATGAGAGCCTGTTTGATTTGCTCATCACCGTCAGAAGGAAACTTCTCCGGGTCTGTTACGACATCAACGTCGATGTAAACCGGCTTTTCCGTGGGCCGGCTGAACTTGATGGTGTGACTGATACCCTCTTCATCCGTGGCCGTTCCAGTGACCGAGCCGTGCGTTTCGATGCCGCCAGCCTTTGTTCCCAGGATAGCATCGCGAAGGTCTTGGTCATCTCCGCCGAGCACCACCACTTCAATTGATTTGGGAGGAAGACCGTCACCGTCCGTCGTCATGGTGACATTCTCGAAAACTTTCACCTCATCGACGTCTTCAACGTCTAGCACATCTGCCCTGATTGCATTGATGGCAGCGTTACCAGCTCGGCGAAGCTCGGTTTCCCTGCGCAGGCGAAGGTCTGGATTGGATTCTTTGTTACTACCTAGGTCTGCATCGAGTGGATTAACGATGCCAGTCCAGCCAGAGACTGCGGTCTCGATAGAGGTCAGCGAGTAGGCATTCGCGACGATAGGCCCGAATTCCTCGCTCTGCATCGGGACTTCGGCCTTGCCCGTGCCCGTTCCGACGAACCGCCAGGTGCAGGTCCCGTCTACGATGGCTGTCCCCGTGCCCGTAGGACCTGCCCCCGCGCCCGCGGATACGCCGGTCTGGGTACAGAGGTATACGTTCCCGTTAGCCTTTCTAGCGTCCCCGGCGGCATAGGACGTCGCGACGAGCCATGCCGTAGCCTCGACTAGGGTCGCGTCCTCGAGTGTCCCGAAGCGCTTCCCGGTCCCTTCTACGCTGGCCACCTTCCCGGTCTCGACCAGGGTCCCGGTAGTACCGGCCAGAAGCCCGGTCACTGTGCTTTGAGTAGGGTCCTTCCGGATGGTCCCCGTCAAAGCACAGAGCCTATCCAAAGCATCATCTAAAGCTTGGTCGGCATCCTGGGATGAATAGACATCCTCGAGAGCAGCCCAAAGCTCAGCGAACCTTTCGGACATGATGCCAATGGTCTGGCCATTGCGGCTTTCCGGATGTAGAGGAACGCCCGTCCCGAATTCTGACTGGAACGATTCTTCGAGGCCTGTCTTGGCGTCGTCAAGGGTCTTTGGATTGAATCCCTCTTCCGTTAGCCCGAAGCTCATGCTGTCTCCACCGAACCGGGTAGGTCACCGGCATCTGTTTGGACTCGCCACTTAACCGTGAGCTTGCGAAGCTGGCCGTCATAGCTCAAATCAAGGGAAGTGATTTCTTTTACGTAAGGCGCTTCGAGTAGGGCCTCTCGAAACACCGCTTGGATTGCGGCCGCCTGAGGATTCTTGATGAGAATGGTTTGATAGTAGGGGAGGCCTACGTCTTCATCCAGGAACCACTCACCCGAGAACACGTGCATGCGAACGGCAAGGTCTTGGCGGTACGCTTCAAGAGCTTCATCGAGACCTCGTGCAGGGTCAACGGTTCCAATGTCGCCATCGTCATTGATGACCAAATCAAAGTCATCGTCGATGGCCATGTCACCACTCGGCATGGCTAACCCGCCTTTACTTTGAGGCTTCCGGTTTGGATGGTCGTAGGAACAGGCGTCGCCGTAGCAACAACCGGAAACGGGCCTGCGGTTCCGATAACCGGATGCGCATGCGGAACCGTAGTATCACCAATCCGTGCAACCCCATTCGTACCATCAGCTAGGTTGATTTCAGTGGGAGACAGCTCAATCTGAAGTCCGCTATCGTCCTCACCAAGCTTCATGCTTGTCGTCGAAACGTCCTCGAGAGCATTCTTGAAGTTGCGCAATCCTGGAATAGCAATGGCATCCGAAAGAGCGTGTCGTCTCGGGTCCTTCGGGTCGACCTCACCACCGAGCACGGCCCACTTGTCGATGGACCGCTCAGAGAAGATGAGCAGTACTTCATCCCCGACTGCTATGGGGAATGTGATACGAAACTTCCCGCCACCGGGAAAGTGCACCGGAACCGATTGAATGATGGGAACCGAGATGGCGATTTGGTTTCCCTCATCGTCAACCATAGTATCTTTGATGAGTGGTTTGACATCCACCTTAGGTGGATTGGCGGTGTACTTCTCGACGCGGGCAGGAATAGCCACGTGTATGTCAGCTGTCCTAGTATCCATGGTGTATTGCAAGAGCTCAGGCAGCGTAGGCGTTCGGCTAGGCTCGCTCATAGTGGTTTGACCTCGGATTCCGTATACCACTCTGGCCCGTGCGTATCACCAGTGTGCATTACCTTCTCAGGGCGAAATAGGCCCTTGATGCTTTCCGATTGAATGTCGATTCGACGAGCCGGCTTGATTCCTGGCTGAAGAAGAGACTTCACTTTGATGATGCCCTTCTCGCCAACTTCAGGCGACCCGATAAGCCCGGTGGAACTAGAGAGAACCACGATGCTCTCGTCCGTAGCGGCACCCGGTTCGGTCACCTGGAGCTCGCCGTCTTGAATGGACCAGGTTAGCCCAGCGGCTTTCATCATCTTGTCGAATTCAGTGGAGGACTTACCGGAAACCGTAAGCCCGTTCATGAATTCTGATACGGCGTCTTTCACGTTGCCTGACTTGAGCTTGGCCAGTACGTTGCCTGCACCGAGCTTCATGTCCTTGATGAGCTTCTGGGCGACGTCTTGCATCTTCGTACCAGGAGCAAAGCTCTCGTTCGTACGGGCCGTAGAATAGTGCTTCTCTCCATCTCCGCATTGAATCTTCGTCACCCAATCAGCGTTCTGCCGGACCGAGTTTACGTAGCGGGCATCACCAGAATAGATTTGTTGAATGGTGCCGGCGTATCCAGCTTCCACAATGACCTTGACTCCGGCCTTCTGGATAGACCGTCGCGTGGTTTCTGAGAGGTTGTAGACAGCAAGGTCGAGGGTATTCGGTTCAGGCTTGTCGGTCTTTTCAACTTTGAACTGCACCCGTAAACCTGTGATGACAATGGTCTCGATTTGAATCGAGACTCGTCTATCGAATAGCTCGGCCATAACTTCCTCTAGGTCGGAAGGTCAGCGGCCTCAAAGTAGAGCAGAAGCACTCGGCTTCCCAAGTCTTTGAGACCTGCCTCTTGATTTGCGCCAGTGGTATCGACGGCCAGGAGATTGCCTGGCGGAAGACCAAGCCGGTTCTTGTATTGGCGCAAAAGCGGGGAATTGAGAACCACACGACGCCCGGTAACCAAGACCTCTTCGGCCTGTGTCTTGATGGTCATGAACCAACCACTTGCGCGAGCATTCCACCGGAATTCAAAGACGTAAGTCGTTCCTTCGAGCTCAACCGAAACTTCGTAATGCGGAAGGTCCGTTCGAGTCGGCATGATTTGAATTGACATCAGAGCAACCAATCAAACAAGATGGAGGAGGACTTCCCTGCTACGGGCGGAGGAGCAGGGACCGTCGGCTTCTTACCGGATGAGACTTTGGCTTTTCCAACGTCACCTTTAGACGGAGCTGCCCGGGTCTCTGATTTGGCGATGATGATTTCTTTGAACGTGGCTGTGAACTTCACCACGTTACCGAGCTCAGCATCGCGCGGGACCTCGAACGTCTCCATGGCCATGTTGTCGTAGGTCTTCAAAGACGTAATGATGGTCACGGTCTGCTTGTTCTTTTTGATTTCCCGTAGCTGCTCGAAGGCCGTCTCAGCTCGACCAGCTTCGCCTCTCACCAAAGCCCCGACCGAATCGACGCGGTCTTCAATGTTGAGAGGATGGTTGGTCACCATGCCTTCAATGCGCACGCGGTCTGGCTTGTCCCGGATGTTGTCCGTGACATTGGTCCCATCTTCCACGGGATGGTCTGTGATTTCAGACTCACCCGAATGCAATTCCTGGAGTGAAGCATCGAGCGTGATTGACCCGATTTTTGCTCGTGTCTTTCGGAAGAATAGCTCGAGGCCCATTGGGATTACCTCACGGCCGGTATAGCCGCCCGCATCTTAGTGTTCCAAGCTTCTTGGATTTGCCGGTTGACCGCGCCTGCAACCGCCTCTTCAGACATCCCAGGAGCTGCATTGACTGTGATGTTGTTGGACATCTGAGGCGCGTTTACTACTGGCCGACCGGCAGAGGATGCTGCTCCTGCGGCATCAGGGCTCGACCCGCCGATGCCGAAGCCGTCTTCCGGTGACATGCTAGCAGCGAATTCTGCATCATCCAAGTCCTTCAGGAAGTCAGCGTTTTCCTTGTCCGACGGTGCATTACCCGCCAGCTGGCGAAGCTTCTTGGTCAGTCCGAGCGTATCGAACAGCTCGCCCAGGGACCTCTGAAGGTGCAACACAGCGTCCAGCGTTGCCGCCAGGAAAGTCAAAATCGGATGATTCTCAGCGAAGTTTGGAGTGTTTAGGATGTCATCAATGAATTCATCCCAGGAC